TATTTGTTCTTCATCATTAAGTTCTACCATAGTTTGAGGAATCATATTTACATCTGCTTCTAATAATTCATATCCCTTTTGCACTAGAGCTTCTACCTTTTATTTAGTTAATATGTCATTATGGAATTTATTTTTTCCATAAATATATTTTCCATAATTCATTTATTACTAAAGATTATATACCTTCTAATATAATAGTGTCAATAGTAAGTATCTTATCGACAATCAATAAAATTCCATGTAATTACTATCTCATATAACCAGTAACATATTTGTCCTATTTCAAAAAATATAAAAACCCCTTCTATTTTAGAAAGGGTGTATGTAAAAACTAATTTTATTTTTAACGTACCATCTAAAAATGTATACATTACAAAAACATGTATACATATTGTAATTGCTATATTTTCAATGTGTACATTCAGAAGCATGGGCAGTGCCCATGCAGAAATTATCCATAAATACTTTTTATAATTATTTCTTTTGTTACTACATTTCCTGCTCTATCTGTTGCTTTAAGAATAACTATTCCATCTTTCATATCTGAATTTGCTTTAACAGTACAACGATTATCTGTTGTTTCTATAATTTTTGCTAATTTATTTGTATTGGTGCCTTTATCGTTTATACTCCATGTAACTTTTGCAGTATCAGGATTTGCCTTATATTCTGCTTGGAAACCCCATCTAATAGAGTTTTTTCCCACAATCTCTAGTTGAACTACTTCTACAACTTTAACTTTAATTTCTTTAACTACATTCTCAAAAGTAACTTTTACAGTAGTTTCTCCCTCTGCAATTGCAGTAATAATCCCTTTTTCATCTACAGTACATACAGATTCATTATCTACTTTAAAAGTCAATGCTGGACTTTCTATAGTTGTTGCTATATCATCTACAGTATCTTTCACTATTGCTTTTATTTCCTTTGTATCTCCTATGTTTAAAGAAATATATTCTTCAGCTTCAATTGTATATGTATGTTTTTTCTCATATTGCCATCTATCTGCTATTTCATTTTCTCTATCATCTGTATTATTAAATTGAGTGTTTTCTGCATATAAAATAGTCAATCCTCTTTTGGATTTATCAAACCCTACGACCTTCCAAGCTGATCCCATTATTATAAATCTGTCATCTATTTTTATTCTATTGCTATTCTCATTCTCTTGTAATATGACTAAAATATCTCCAGTCGCAATTTTAATCATTGAAAATTCTGTATCCTGTGTTTTAGTATCTATACATGAATAAATAGGTACTATTTCACCTTCAAAATTAAATTTAATTGTATATTTAACTTGTCTCATTAGGGATTTTTCATATACATTATTAAAATTGACAGATTGACTAAATGCTAACCATTTACATCCAAGTGCATCTATTGCACTCCCTTGCTTTACCTTATCTAAATCTGTAAATATATATTTATAATCATACTGTTGTATACCCTCATTATATTCTTTGAAAAATGTTCTTGTTTGTTGTCCATCTATTAAAACTTCTTCTCCGAATTGTTTCATATGCCTCTTATACATATCCTTCAATGCCTTGTTATTACTCATGTTACACCTCCTAATGTACATTAACTTAATGTTAAAAACCACTTTCAAATTCGATTTAAGAGGTTTAAATTTTAAAGCCTATACATTATACCTATTTAGAAATTAGCCCTCTTAAATCGGCTATATTATAATTTCAATAAAATACATACATTGAAAATACTACATTCTAATTTCGAGTAAATAGTAGTGTAAATGGACTATACTCTTCATCTTTAGCATTTTCTAGTTCTTCTATTTTTTTATTTATTTTATCTATTCTTTTTTCTAGCCACTTCATAGCATCTGAAGTAGTTTGAAATTCTGTTTCCACCCTTCTCATTAAATCTATATCATTGCTTACTGCTTCTAATATTTGTACTACTGTTTGCAATAGCTGTATTTGATCTTTCTCCTTATCATATTCAACCTCTGCATCTAAATCATTTTCAGATAAAAACATTGTATATTCTGCATCTGTAAAGTAATCTTTGTTATTTAGTTCTATTTTCAAACGTTCTAGTATTGTCATAGTAACCATTCCTTTCTATTTTGAGTATAAAAAAAGATACTCATTATTGAGTACCTTTGTAATTACATACATTCTATTATTACTTCATAATCATCTAAATTGAATTTCTTAGATTTTATTTTATATTCCTTATCATCTAAAGTAACAACATCACTATTCATAATAATATCTAGGTTATATTTTGTTAATTCTTTTGTTATTTGTTCATTATTGATAATGAAACAAACATCAAATTTAGGTTCATCATCATTGAAAATTAATAATATTTTTTCAATTTCATTATCTTCATTATAGATAGGAATAGCACTATGAAATTTATTATATATATTCTCCTCATCATAGCATAATTCAGTATAATTATTGATCATACCTTCTATATCCTTTTTTAAATCTTTTATATTATTAGAATCTAATACCTCTACACTATAGCATTTGCTCATGTTCATTCCTCCCTTTTTTCTTCATATTATCACAAATTTGTACATTATTCCATAAATGTGAATTATTTGATTCACTAACTTGATCACCTCAAATAAAAAAGAGTAGATAATTTAATCTACTCCTATAATCCATAATCATCTTCTAATTTTTTAAATCTCAACTCCATTTCTTCTTTTGCACTTTGAAAAAGTATGTTTTCAGGATCATTATAATATTTATCATAATCATAAGATTGTATATATATTTCTTCTATAATTGTATATAACTCAACTTCTTCTTCAGTAATTCCTTCTTTTAAAATTCTTTTTTTTGCAGGATCATAATATTTTATCACTACAGCTTCATCATTTTTCTGTAACTTTCCATGCGTAAGCTCTTTTTTTAACAATTTCACAACTTCTTTGCTCTCATCCCAAAACTCTTGACTTATACCTTCTGGTGGTTTAGAATTACAGCCTACTAAATTTAATATAATTACAAACACAAATAATATACTTAAAACCTTTTTCACCAAATCATACCCCTCCCTTTTTACTATTTTACCATATATTTCTACATCCATGAATTTTGATAATATTAAAACACTTTACAAATATAAAACATCCCATAAAAAAGAACAATGAGTTTTAATCATTGCTCTTTGCTTGTGTTATTAACTTTTAAATACAAGTGTTTCCAAAGTCATGACTTTCATTTAGTGTTTGATTTTCTTGTATGTTCACAACCCTTAATGTGTATTTATATATATTGAAATTTAATTTTAAATTCTTCCAAGCTTCATCATTTAATACTTCTTTTAACAATTCTTCGTCATATTGATTTATTTTAGTATTACCATATGTTTGTTGTGAAAATACTAACATATAATATTCTCCAACTGGAACATTTTGAATTTTGTAATTTCCCCATCCGTCAACTTGTCCTGTATAGATTCCATGTTTACCCTGTGGTATCTGTTGCATTAATAATGTAAATGTTTTAGTATCATTGTCTTTATTAAGACCAGTCGGAATCAAAGCTACTCTAGCACCAACATCAGGTTTTGTTCCGATAAAGTTATTGTATTGCCATGTTATAGTCCCTTCTATATTCCCAACTTTAGATTTATTTTCAAAATATTGACTAACATCTAATACATTTTGTGAATCTATAATATTTGTACCAGTTGTAATTCCTTGCCAATATTTAGATCCTGCAATAAGTGCCGTCATATAATAAGTGGTGTTTTTCTCTAATAACGAAAGTGGTTGTAATGTTATTTTATTTCCTATAACTGTAATTGTAACTGGAACAGCATCTCCATCTTTTTTATAAAGGATCATGGCATCAATATCTTCCAATTTCACATCTCTTTCAAAATTATAATCAAGATGGTTGTCTAATTCCATATTGAATATAGGGTCAACATTAATCCATATTTCATCTTTGAATTTATTAGGTATATTAAACCCTTTTCTTATCCCAAAAGGATCAAATGGATATGTTGATTCTTCTGCAAATGAAACTATGTTAAAACTACAAAATAACAAGGTGAATAACATTATAATTGAAAAATTTTTAAGTATTGATTTTCTCATATATAAACCCCTTTCGTATTTGTATAAATTTTACATTTATAGTATATCATATATTTAGATATTTATGAATTTTTTGGCAGAAAAAAAACGTATTAACTATATTCTATTTTTTAAAAAAGGGGGTACAATAAAAAAAGAATGTCAATCATTTTGACACCCTCTTATCTATGCTCATATTCTTTTACTTTTCTGTAAAATGTAGCTTTGGTCATTCCTGCAAGTTCCATTGCTTCAACTGCTTTAATTTCTCTATTTTTCCATTTTGTATATGCTTTTACAAAAGAATCATCTATATTTATGGTAGGTCTACCAAATTTCACACCTCTCATTTTAGCACTTTTGATACCTTCATTTCGTCTTTGTTGTATGTTTTCTCTTTCAGTATGTGCTACAAACGATAATACTTGCAATACTAAGTCGGATATGAACGTTCCTAAAATGTCCTTATGTTTTGTAGTATCTAATAACTCCATATCTAATACTTTAATATCAGCACCTATATTTTTAGTAATATCATTCCATTCAGCCATGATATCCTCATAATTTCTTCCAAAACGATCTAATGACTTTATTATAAGCAAATCACCTTTTTCAAGTCCTTTTTTCATATACTGATAACCTATTCTATCAAAGTCTTTTCCACTTTCTTTATCAGTATATATATATTTATCTTCAATTCCTAATTCTTTGATTCTATCAAGTTGTCTATCCAAATTTTGATCTTTACTAGATACTCTTAAATAGGCTACAGTTTTACACATAGTATCAAAACCCCTTTCTTTACTTTTGATACTTTAATTATATCATTTAGTATCATAAAGTCAACGGTATTTTGATACGTTTCAAAAATATTTTTATAAAGTTTTGGCACTATCCTAAGTGTTGATATATCGTTATATCTTTTTCGTATCAAAAGGTATACTATTTGATACGTTATATTTCATATTAAAAGTGCTGTATTCTTCTATAATTGGATAAACTAACTTTGTAGACTATTGATATTCGCTTTAGCTGAGTAAATTGCGGAAGTGATTCTGAATAGATATGATCCGTTGAGTTATTGTTAGGTAATTTGATTCCCTAGTCGGTATGGCATACCGAATTATATTTCATAATATTGTTTTAATTATAACAGCCGAAATTCTACAGAACAAACTTTACTCAGCTAAAGTGTAAACGTTACATATATAAATTACTCACTAATTCAGCCACATCCCTTACATTACACAAATATTACAATGTTACAATTATATTACAATAGTCTGACAACTTAATTATGTAGTTACATACTAACCAAGTCCTCTTTCTTCATTCCTTCCTCCATTAATCTATCAATTTCTTGCTGTACATCCAATGTTAAATCCGACTTCTCTATAATTGTCTTAATGCTCATTGCTCCCATTTCTCTTTGCTTCTTTAAATTGTCTAACAATTCACTCTGATTAGTTGGTTTACTATAATTAAATTCTACATCAACATAATCATCAGCACCAAATACAATCCCTTGTCTATTCAATATACTTTCTATTATTTCAAATCTTTGTTCTAGTCCTTCTCTTATATATGCTTCTAGTTTTCCAGCCTTAGAAGTAGCAAGTTGGTATAATAACTCCAATGAAACCTCACTAACATTAGCAATGTTGCTTTGTCCGAACACATGAGAAGGTACACTAGCAATCATCATCAATTGTTGTAATAATGCATCATATAACATTTTAATACTAGCACTATCTAAATTTGCTACTGCATATTTAAACTCTGCTCCATCTTCCAAATTAAGCAAATATCCTACCGTATCAGCATCTATACTTCCTTCTATTCTTTGCCCTATTACAATAGCTATAGGACTTAAACTATGGGTATATATAGCATCATCCATCTTATTAAGTAAGAACTCTATCTTACTCAATATTGGTTTAATATCTTCTAACATACTTCTACCAAAACAATCATCTTCTTCATTCTCGCCGTTCTTGTAATGTATCACCAATCCTGTTGCATTAGGAGCTTCCTCTATCAATTCTAATTCTTCACCACTATTACTATATCTTTCTACTTTATCCCCATAGTATACAGTATAGTAACTTATATTATCTATTGTATAATATTCAATAAATCCTACATATTCACCCATATCGTCATAAATTGGGTATCCATCTTCAGGATTAATCAATTTACTTGTAATCTTCCCACTACTGTCTATATAAACATATTCATAACAATCTCCATATTTTACCACTTTATCTATAGTTTTATAATTTAAAGTATGATATTTTCCTTTTCTAAATATCTTGTTATATTCTTTTACCATATTCTCACTCCCAATTAAAGAAACCCTTTTACCGATCAAATAATTGGTGTGAAATTGTAATATAGTTTTAGCTGTTTGTAATATCATTTTAGAAGTTTTATATATCTTACCTTTATACTTCATATCCTCTCTATTTAAGATTTTATGATATCCTGTCAAATACCTTTTATTTTCTATTACCTTTGCGATTCTATGTAAATGATGTGCTTTCTTACATTCCTCTACAAACCAATCATTTGCATTATTATATGCTTCTTCTATGTATTCGTATATACTCATGTTCATCCTCCTTAATTTTCTAAATATACAATTAATGTTTGAAAATCTGCATAATTAAAAGACACCCTCTCGGATGCCATTAATCATTTTCATCATTTATATGTTGTTCAAATAATTCCTTAAAACTTTCACACTCTATATGTGTGTCATATAATGAATAAACATATTCAATATCTTCAGATTTGTCTATAGTATTTTGATAATGTTTAATATTATCTTCAATTTTCATAATTAAATTTTCCAATGTTTTCATATCTTCTATACTACTTAATATTTCTTTATAATTGTCAGAATTAATGTCTTTATCACCGAAGTTTAATATGTTTTTCCAACGAATACTCTTTTTTTCTTCAACATCCATACTTGGTTTAACTTCAATACTCAAATAAATCTTTTGTGGTAACATTTCAAATAATAAAATTTCACATTCTGTATTTTTTAATACAACTTTTATTGTTTTATATTTTGCAATATATTTATTTTCAATATGCTCAGTTTCAAATCCATTGCTTTTAAAATACTCAACAAATTCATTTATGAATGATTGTTTCTTATGGTTTATTTTATCATCAGTTAACTTAATTATTTTATTGCATACTACTTTAAATTTCTCAAATTCCTCTATTGCTTTCACTCTCATTTCTTTTATAAGAGGAACTTGCTTTTCTTGTTCATCTACCATATTCTTCAAATTATTAATATCCATTTCCTACCACTCCTTACACAGAATATTTTTACACATTTTACAATATTCTACATAGACTGCATATATCCTTTTATTTATTATTTTCCCTTTTCCAAGCACCACATATCTCATCCCAACTCTTTTCGGATATTGTAATATTCAATTTATTTCTAGCTTCTTCATAATTCATATTCCTTAATGTATACATTACTCCATCTATTACATTGTAACATCTTCCAAATTCATCCTTTACAAACATAATACCTTCCAATCTATTTCATCATCATCATTTTTTTGCATATAAAAAGGAATAGTCATACTTTTAATACTATCCCTCTCGATCATTACTGTTTCTTTTTTCTTATAGTCTTCAAATATAAAAAACTGATTATCAAATTGTTTCTTTTCAGCCCTGCTCATATTTTTATATCTATTTTCATTCAACCAATCCACGAACTCGGTTGCTTTGATTGCTGTTGTATGTACTCTAATCAGCTGTCTATTTCCTTTCAATACAAATTTCATTTCTACTAAAACGGTATCTAAATCAATCATATTCTTTTTAATTTTAGTCATAATATCCTCCTATAATCTCATCAATTCCTCTTTGGTTAGTTTAGTAATAACATTTAGTCCTTTTGCTAAATATATATTCACAATATCTTTTGCATCTACAGTACCCCAAACTATAAATTCAATATCGTTGTAATAGTGATATGTTCTATAATTGCTTAAATCCACTTCGAAAATTATATAAAAATCATTCAGTAATTCTTCACTCGTCTTAATCCCTCCTACAACTCCATACATTTTTGTATAATCAATGCTATTAGAAAAAAACACTTTATTATAATCTATGCTATTGTAATTATTTAAACCTTTAAAATACCCTTCTTTTAGAATGTTTTTAGCATTTTCCATACTTGTACCATGCCAAACATTGTTTATGTTAGAATACTTTATATCTTCCTTATATTCTTTATATTCTTTATCTTCTTCATATAATTTGTTTTCTTTTAAATATTCTAAATGTTCATTCATATTATTAAATTGTTTATCATCTGTATACTCGTCAAAAGATTCATCTATTAGATTTTCACTTAATCCATTTTCAGCTAAAGTTTTTTTTGCAAGGTTTTTGGCTTCTTCTATACTAATATTTTTAAACTTAGCAATATCAACAACTTTTTTCCTTGTAACTTCCTTTGCTTTGCTTATTGCCTTTTTGTTTTCTATTATCTTTAATGTTGTTTTCTTAAAATAATCATCTGCATCCTTATTTTCAAATTTAAACATATCCTCAATTGTTATTTCTTTTATTTCATCATTTTCAATCAAGTATATTTTTAATATATTCTTTTCGATCTCCAATTCTTTAGCATTTATAAAATATAGATTTCCTGCTCTCTCTGCTACAATATGTTTTCTTTCATATAATTCTATATCTTTCATACTAAACTCAAATATGATATGTTTATCGTTATAATTAAATCTTTTTGCATATGTAATACTATCCTCTAAATTATCAGTAAAAAATATTTTATTTCTATTAAATAGCTCATCTGCCGTATATGTTAAATCGAACTGTTTAGGTAGCATTTTACCCATTTCAATTATATTTTTTGCATTTGCTAAAGTAGTTCCATGATATGCCTTTTCTACTCTTACACCTTGTTTTAAATCATAAAACAGAGTTTGTTCTAAAACATTATACTCTGTCCTGTCTTCCTTTTCTGTAGTTGTAAAATTATTCCGTATATCTTCATAATCTATACTTTCATTACCATTTTTGTACTCCTGCATCAGATAACATATTCTATTATTTCTTTTTTCTCTATCTACATATAATGTATTGTCATTTTTAAGTTTTCGCTGATAATGTATATTTGTATTATCTACAACTGCTTTAACAAATTCATTCACAAGCCAATCGATCACATAATTCCCTGATTTTCCTTTAATTTCTAGTATATCTTCATCTAATTTTTTTGCTAAATCTTCATATTTTTTTATTATTTCATTTATCTGCTTTATATAATCATATCTTTCAGTATTATCTTCTAATTGATTTTCAAAAATACAAAATTTTTCTTTTGCTATTTTGCATCTAAGTAGTATTATATTGTTTATTACATTATATTTTTGTAATCTCCATTCCACAAAAACTAAATCCCATGTTTTTTGTAATTCTTCTTTATAGTCCATCTTCTTCTACACCTCCTTCAATTGCATAAGCTCTTCTTTTGTCAATACTTTTATAATTCTATCCCCTTCTCTTAAAAAAATAGTTATAATATCATCTGCATTTATATGGTCAAATATAATATATTCTTTAAATGGTATTGTTGTATATACATTGGAATGTATTGTATTTATTTCAAATATTATCCCTCTATCAGTTGGATCAAAAGTTTCTCTATCCTCTGCACTTACAGCACCAGCCCCAAATTTAAATTTAGAATATAATTTTGCATAATCCAAACTAGCAGTTAAAAATATTCTATTATAGTTTTTATATCCCCACATCGGTTTACTGCAATTTGTTTTTATAACACCCGTTGCAAGTACATTCTTTGCACTTTCGATAGATGTGCCATGATACAATACTCTAATGTTATCAAAACTATTATTTGTTTTTTCTTTAAATGCTCCCTCTTGTATTATTCTCTTTAATACTTCATTAAGTTTTCCTGCCCAAATGAATAAGTTCTTAAAAGATCCATCTTCAAAATATTTATTTTCAATTTCTTTTAAACGATTTGCAATAGTCCCTAATTTATCAATTTTATTGAAATCATTCAATTCCTCATCCATTAAAATCTCTTCTACTTCTTGTATAATTCCATTTACAAAACTTTCAATCGAATCAATTGAATCCTTAAAATGTATATCTTCTTTCATTAACCTTATATAATCCTGCACATCCTTGCATTTTTCTCTGAATTCTTGTAAGTAGTCCATAATCACCTCTCCCTTAATACATGTATCATATATACCAAATTCCTGTTTTCAATCCATGTAAAGCCATTGCAATAGCCATTATAGTATCATCATGTCTTCCTTTCATAGCTCCCATTTTTCCTCCATCTACAACAAATACCTTCATTTCTTCTAATACATATTTACTATTTATCAATAATTGCCCTGTTTCTATCCATTCTACTAAATCATTGATTATCATAGTCTTGGATTGACTTGTTGTATTAAATCCTATTTTCTTCTTCTTGCGACCTCTCGTATCATATTCTTTATGCTTATGTAGATTCATATAATTGTAATCGTGTCTTAATCTATCTAGCACTGTATGTCCTGCACTTGCCTTTTCTACAACCATATATGCATAGTTATAATATCTACCAATATCATTCGTTATCTCTGCAAATTGATAAGGTTTTATCGTATTAGACCTAAACTCTGCTACTTGTTCGCCTTCTGAATCTAATACTTCTACAACACTATAATCCTGTTTTAACCCTTCTCCACTATCAACACCTATATAATATTTAGCTCCTTTAACTGGTTTTTTCCACATAAAAAAAGATCTACCATATAAATGCCTTAAGCACTCAGGTAAATCTGTTGGTTTCTTAATATGTTTATCTAAATATCTGCTTCTTTCTGCTATGTAATTTACATCAAAAATAGAATTTCCAGATGTTAGAAACGCTTCCATAGGATTAGATGGGAACTCTTGCTTAAATTGCTCCTCGCTACTGTTACTTATCTTCAACCTTCTCCATATCAACTGCTCAAGTGTAGCACCTTTACTATGTAGGTCAAGTTCTTCATTGTCTAAATCTGCTTTTGTTAACATTTTACCCTTTCTATCAATCCAAACATTTTTAAATTGTTTATATTCATCTGCAAACATTATCTTGTCATCTATCCAACTGAAAAAGAATGGTTTATACATATTCTCATTATTTTCTGCTTTTGTCCAAAACTCATTGAAAAAATTCAAACCATTAGCAGTACTTTCTACGATTATAATTGCATCACTACTGGTTGCCTGTTCTATGGCTAGTAAATTTTTCTCTATAGTTTCTTTCATAAAAGCCATTTCTGATATATGTACTATTCCATTGAGCGTTAAACCTCTTGCAACATCTTTATTGCCATTTGTAGCAACCACTATTTTACTACCGTTTGAAAATTTCAGTTCCTTCTTATTATTATTGAAAAGTGAAGGTTTCAAAACAGATGGCATATCATAATATAATTGTTTCAATTTATCAAATATACCATTTGCACTATCAATGCTATAAGATAATAATAAACTTGTTGTATTTGGCTTAGTACAAGCATAATACAAACTTAAAGCCGTTGTTAAACTAGATATCCCTAACTGTCTTGACTTTAGCACTACATTATATTTTTTCATATTTTCTACTAAGTATCGTTGTTGAGGATTTAATTTAAAAGGAACTATTTTACCATTTTTATCTGCAATCTGTAGAAATGATTCTATATAAAGTGTTGGATCACTTAATATTCTTCTTAACTTTGCCTTCTTATCTCCACTCTTAACCTCTCTAGCCATCAATATCATCTCCTACCTCATTCAAAATTGCAACTAATTCATTCTCTTTCTCATCTGCGAAAAATGATTTGCTGAAATCAGTAAATGCTTTAAATGCTTGTACATCTTTTTTTGCTTTCTCAAAATAAATTTGATACAACTCTATCATTTTATTATTGTGTAATATTTTTAATAAATACTTAATTGCTCTTTGTACATCTTCTTCAAGCAAATACTTTTCTGCATCTTCTTCTTTCAAGTTTCCACCTAGAAATTTTTTGCAAATATCTTGAAACGTACAGTCCTGATATTGCACTTTATACTTCCACAAAATCCAATATGCTTTTTTTGTAGTTGTTATTTCTTCTAATTTACCCAATAATGATTTTTCCCTCTTTGGACTACCCATATATATTCCTCCTACTTTTTAGATTTTTTGCTAGTTTTCTTTACTTTTTTATCCGTATCATTTTCAATTTGCTCTATTTCTTTTGTTTCCTCTGTAGCTTCTTCTTCTGCATAAGCATGTTTGTATAAACTGTTCAAATATTGCTTATATTGTTCCTCATTCAAATATCTTACCTCGTTCTCTATCATACTTATGAAGGGTCTAGTAACCCCTAAATCATCAGCAATTTTTGTTTGATTAACTTTCTTTTTAACTCGCAACATTTTTAATTGAAATCCACTTAACATATTATCAATCCTTTCTATTTTTATTTAAATTTGTTACAAAAGTAACTAAAAAAAATATAAAGGAAGGTCGTTGACCCCCTCTATATACTTTACTATGATAAAGTTATAAACTTTTCTTAAGCATTACAACTCCAGAATCATCTACTAATTTTGTAGCATAAATATAATCTGCTACAACGTCTGTTGCTTTTAGTTTTGCTTCTCTTTCTAATTCAATATTAATTTCTCTCTTTTCCATGTAAGCTAGGGCATTTTTCTTAATAATTAGTGTAATTGCTTCATTCGTTAATTTGTCAAACAATACATCACTTACAAAAACTGGAATATTTCTATAATATCCTAACAAACCTTTTCTCATAACTCCATTTGCATCTGCATTATAAGTTTTGCTTTTATCGATAAATTCTGGCATGTTAATTAAGGAAGGGATTAGAATACTATGTACACAAATACCAGACATATCCTCCGAATCCTGTTCATCCCCAAATAAATTAATTGCATTATTAAGCTCCGTTACTGTAATTTTAGTTGCTTCAGCTGTCTTTTCTTTTAAAGGTGTGGTCATTGCTTCGTTTATTAAAGATTTATCTAAATCTCGTGCAAAAACAATAGCTTGTTGTTGTGCAGCCTCTTCGATAAAATTTCCAAAAGCTGTTAAATCATCATAATCAAACACTCTTACAGTTTTTCCCTTTTGTACTATTTTTGCAGAGCTAGATGTTTGCTCTAAGTTTTCGGCTGTAAGAGCAACACCTTTCGTCATTTCTTCCACATCTCCTATTCGTCTAAAGCGTGGAAATACAACTGTTTCTCCTTGTCTTGTGTTTTTAAGAATTCCTAAATTTGTTGCTAATTGTGCAACTTTCAATCTTCCTTCAAATTTTTCTCTTACAATACCAGCATAAATTTCTGGCACTATTAAATTACTCATGTTAATTCCTCCTAATTTTTATTTTTTATATTTCCCATATAAAGGGAGAGGAGGACTATATTAAGTCCTCTGTATGTAAAAAGACACTCTTACAATTATTGTAAAAGTGCCTTATTCACTCAATTTACTGTATAAAGTTGGATTACTTTGTTGCAATTTCAATCTTTCCATATAGTTCATTTGTTTAAATTGATCTTTTGTAATTCCATCATTTGGCTTATGTGTTTTTGGCTTATAGCTACTATTCAATAAATGTTTATTTAGAATATCAGCAATTTCTTTTCCCAAGTTATCAAGATCATCATCCCCTGCATTAATAAATTTAGATAATTCTTTCGGTAAATTATTTGCAGTTAGTGTGTCCTGTACCTTGAATTGTCTTTCTTTCGCTTGTATTTGTTTCTCCTTCTCATCCAACTCTTTTAATTTTTGTTCTAATTTTAATTCAGTTTCACTTTTCTCAGCTGGTTTTAATTTAATTAATTCTTCTTCTAATACTTTTACTTTTTTAGAGTATTCAGTTCGCACCTTATCTGTTTCAGATTGAATAATTTTTTGAACATCTTCCTCTTTAAATGTTTTTACTTCCTCTTTTTTTGTTTCTTCCTTAGTTTCTTCTACCTCTACATTTTCATTTTGTTTTATTTCTAAATTTTCCATATCTACCATCCTTTCTAGTTTGTTGATATTGACCCTTTGAAAGTTTCAATATATACACCCTAATTAATTTTATTTTTTATTGATTTTTCATTCTTATATACAAAAAGAAATAGTAGCAGTCATTTTAACTGCTACTTTGTTGCAAATCCTCATGCAACTGAGCATCTAAGCACTTAAATTAGGCGGAGTAGGCAGGGTTCGAACCTGCAAGTAGATGCACTCAAACCATGTTAAATTTTGAAATTTACATAATGTATAAAGTTTATATAATAAAAAAGAATACACATTAATGTATCCCTTCTATTATCAAATTTAATTAATAAGTTCATATTTTTACATTACTACTCAGAAATAAAAAAGGAGATACTAAACTAATAGTATCCCTAATTGATCGCAAATTCTCCGAAATATTCCTTTTCGGCTTCCATTCTAGCTATTCTTGCATCTTCAATATCGTCAAAGTAGCCAAGATTGATATATCTATAATTTACACATATTCTTGATATGTATTTTTGATATGTATTATCCCAACTTACTCCATTTACACCGGTGCTATTTCTTATACTTATTCTTCTATTCCTTGCATTGTCTTGACTTGTTACTATTCTTAGATTCATATCTCTGTTATCTAAAGTATTTCTATTGATATGATCTACAACATCTTCATCATTCTCTACACCCATAACAATTCTGTGTAAATAAGCACGTTCCCCTGTAAAAGAGTTATATCCATGCACATACCCTTCTCCAAGATTTTTATTATAGTACCATTTATATTTTTTTACATTATTCAAATGTTTTGTATTAAATTTTGTTATAATATGTTCACCTTTAAGATTAATTATTTCAATCTCAGTTGTGCCGTTTTCTAAATCTTTGTATATATTTTCTACACTCATTTTGTATTCTTAATTCTCCTATCATCATCTTATTTTCTCTCCTTTTATTGTTGAATTTTTAAATTAACTATCATTTTAAAATTAATCTAATTCTTCAATAATTTCTTTTAATCTTTGTTTACGTTTTTCATTAAAGTCATTATTAATTTCTTCTAAATCTTTGTAGAAATCTCCAGTAACCTCAAACACAAAAACACTAGATTTTAGATATTTTCTATGTTGTCTTACATCCACAATCGTATAACCTTTTCGCAATAACTTTCTAGCAATCATGCCCTTTTTTACTACCTTAACTTCTTTTTCTTCCATCTTTTTCACCTCTCTTTTATTGTTTTTAGATACTAAAATAGTATCTATTCTACACACCTTTTCGATGTGCAAAATACATACCAATTTGACTGACTTTGACTTTAATTTAAAAAATATAAAAAGGGTATACTAATCAGCATACCCCTATCTACTCTTTAACCTCTTTAACCTCTTTAACCTCTTTATTTCCTTTTCAATTCCAATCAATATGCTATCTAGGCAATTATTGTAATACCAATCACTCATAGTATCTTCAAAGTCTTCTACAGTTTTAAAATGAAAGTTTTCATTATTTTTGTATTTCTCAAACTCAGTTATATAATCATATTTTTTCACATATTCATTTATCTGTTCTTTAGTCATGTACCATGTTTTTCTATTCGTAAGCCATGCATAATATAGATCATCTGCTAACCAATATAAATATTTAGTAAAAAATCCTTTTGTTCTATTCAATCCACTAATTTTTTCTAATTTTCGTAATAAATATTCTATACCTCCGTTAATTTCTCTTTCTGTAAAATCTGCATCTTTAAACAATTCTTTTATTTTAGATATAGCAGTATCATATATTAATTCTATATCTCGATCTGCAATTTCTAACCATTCAGGTAATTTTTCTATTTCATGTTCTATATCCTTTTCTTCATCTTCTTCCGTTTCTAATTCTATAATCCCATCATTTATAAAATCTAATGCATATTTATATTTATATCCTTCATCTATAGTTATATATAACATAGAATTATCAACATTATATGTAATTTCTTCTATCGTACAAATTGAAATTGGATCAATATCCCATGTTAAACCATAAATTTCTCCATCAATTACAAACATATTTTTAACTTTATTTTCTTTTAATAAATCTATTATAAATTTTTCATTTACAGATGCTTCATGAGTATGATATTCTCCATTTTCTAGTACATATAATACAGTTTCCACATATTTAGTTACATCTAAAACATCTTTAACAAAATTTAATCCGATTTGTTTATAATCATAATCATTTTCATAAATATATACTGTGAAACCTCTCTTTGTATCATATCCTAAATTTAAATATGCAATTTCTACTTTATAAAATTTTTCCTCTAGCTCACTTTGTAACCAATTACCCATTTTCTTTTGCAATCTGTCCATCGTTTCCACACTTATAATTTTTTTCATCATAATACATCCTCCCTCAAATTTTTTAAATTTAATAGTAACCTAAAAAGCTACTATAAAGAAGAGACTATAATTGTTCTAATCTCTTCTCCTATTTAAAGTGGAGGGGGATGATTAGAATAGATATAATCTACTCTTTACAATAGCTTTATATAAATATGAGTAGAATAGCCGACATATCCTACTCACCTGATAAAAATTTTTCTATCTTATCTAAATTATCTTTTGTCAAATTTCTCTTATCTGCTAAGAACATGCTTATGGAAGTTTGCGAAATTCCCACATTCTTACTTACAAAACCTTGCTTAATTCCATTTTTCAATAAATGTTCTTTTAGCCGTTCCCTCAAACTATCATTAATTTCATCAAGATTCATTTTTCTCACCCCTTTTTTAATTCTTTTTTAAAATTTATTTTTATGTATTGACTTTATTTTGTATTAGTTATATAATAAAATTGGAAAAATATTTTCAAAATTTCAAGTTATATCCTTCCACAGTGTAATAAGTGAAAAAACTCCTTTAAATGTTGATATTTCAACGTTTATATCACTTTAAGTATACTTATTTTTTCGTAATTATAAACTAGAAACATCATTTATTATAATAAAAAACAAGGATAATTTTACAAATTATGTTTTTCTAAATGTGGAATTTCGCTTTTTTAAATACTTCAGCTGATAATTACAACTATCTCTGATGAACTTATATTAAATATCAATTTATTCATTTACAACTCTTTTTCTTTCCCTATCTTGTTCCTTTCTAACTTCTTTTTTACATTTATCTGAACAATATTTTTGCCTATTATGTTCCTTTTTAAATTCTTTTTTACATTTTGGACATATAGCATATCCTTTTCTAACTCTATTCATTTTTTTAGGTTTTATATTTTTCTTTAAATTACTTAATATAATATCTCCAAACACATTAAATAAGAATCCTTTCTTTCCGTTTTTATTGCTTTTATAAATATGTTTAATTATAATATCTACACATTCAACAACATCCAACTCTCTTGATTCACAGAAAGATTCAAAATCTAAATATAGAGAATCGTATACAATAGTACATATACTTTCTTTACTTACATCTTCATCATCTTTGTAGTTATTAACATACATGAAATACTTTTGCATCTCTTTGTTCAATTCTTTATATTTTTCTATTACTTCTTTTGCTGTATCTGTTGTTATATCAACATGAATATTATTCATCAATCTGTTTTTATTAAATTTCCCTACGCAGCTAAAATCAAAATCTCCTTGTTTGATACTTTCAATTTTCTTTGTGATAGTATTTACTGTACTATCATTAATTTCTTCAACTTCTGTGATATCTTTATCTTTCACATATCTAAAGAAATAAGGTAATTTATACTTATCTACATTACATAATTGTTTTTTCATTTTGTCTGATACCTCAACCATTTCAAGTGTTTTACTAGCATCAATTGAAAAATTACAACTACAACATAGTGATTTAGCTATATTTAATCTTTCTTCTTTTTCTTCTTTTGAAAAAGGTTTCACATTACCATCTTTATCATAATTTTTTCTATTCCACAATTTCGTCAACTTATTGCTATATTCCCCTATATTGCCATATTGAAAAGCTGATGTAAGCGAATTATATATATTTTCACTATTTATAGTAGTAGCTGGAGCTTTACCCATTTCATAAAACAAAGGAGCTGTACCTTTCATATTGTTTTCAGCTTGTAAAATTATATCTGAATCTGAAATAACAAGTGCAGAATCGCCGTCTACATCATTCATTATAATTTTACTTATCATATCATGGCATGAGGTATAAACCCCATCGGTTATAAACCACTGATCCATTTTTTTACTTGTTACATTATTTCTAACACAATGTTCTTTATATAATGCAGGACTCCGATTAACAAGTAATTTAGAATATTTTTCTGTATCAAATAAATTACAATATACTTGACCATCTTCTAATAATCCTGTAACCTTATCTTTTCCTTTAAATACAAATTGAAGCCATGCAAACACATCTGGAACTAAATAAGTGTAATGTGCCTTATCAAGTTTGAATTTACCCTCTGAACTATCTTTTTTTATTTTACTAATACAATCACTTAATTGATCTTGTATATGATAATCTTGCAATAATTCAGGATATATCATTAAACTGTCTTGTAAATAATTTCTTGATTTATTTTCCTTAGTTGCTCCAAGTAATTTCAACATTGTTTCTTTATCTGTATAGGCTTTAGTTACTAATTTATCTACTTTCTTTGTAAATCTATTGATAACTTTCGGATTACATTCTTCAAGTGTTTGCCACATTTGATAATTAAATGAACTTTTTTTAAATTCATCAGCTTCCATATTGCAAATATTTGCTTGACAGTTATATTTTTTAAATTTATCTTTATAATCTTCCCAGCTAGAATAATATTTCCACATTTTTAATTGAGATTTACCGAATACAATTTTGATATTATCTTCTTTTAAATCCCACTCTTTCCCCCAAATATCTTTAACTTTATAATCCCCATCATTATATTGATCACACCAAGAAATAAAGTCCACAGGGGTTAATAATCCTTTCATCCAATTTAATCTGAATTGGAAATTTTTCTTTGATAATGAAGGTAATATCCACCCTGCTCCATCTGAATGTTCAATAGTTATATCCTTTTCACATCTTTCAGCTTCATCTGATAGCAACCAGTATTCTTCCTTTGTGGTTTTATATTTACCATTTTCATCTTTTATTTTTTTACTATTTTCATCTTTAATATGTACATCTCTTGATTCTCTTGTTTTTTTAATGTAATCAACTGTCCTATTTTTTAAAATAGTAGCAAAATCATCAATCACAATACATTCATCAATATTGAATTTTTTTCCAAGTACATCTTCCCATTTATTTGATGCTGTACTAACCAAGCTAAGATAACTTAAGAATTTGTTAATATTGCACCCTCGTTCAGCTGATTTATTAATATCTTCTATAGTCAATCCACACATTAACCTCATTTGAAATTGATTCCAAATATTTTCTTTTATCATAACTAATTTTCTTTTTTTAATTTGATTAGCAGATGAACTAAAATATCTATATTTTTCATTTTTATATACAAATCCATTATCAATTAAAGATTTCATTACTGGATAATGATAAGCTCTAACTATTATTAAATCCTCACTCAATTCATTTGATTCAAGTCCTAATATTCTTGTTAAATCAGATTCAAAAATTGAAACAATTCCATATTTATTTACTTTATTCAATTGTCTTGTTTCTTTGTTTTGTCTGATTAGTTTTTTAAATTCTATTTCTAACTTTTTGATTTGAGCCTTATATCCTATATCTACTTTTTTAATTCCACTCTTCCCTTTTTTAGTTATATACTTTTCTGTTTCATATTTAATATAATTATCATCAATTTCATTCATAAGATTTTTAAAAGATTTATCTTTTAAAAGTTGTTTGTTATCTTTCATCAATCTATTTACATACTTCCTTATATACTTTTTATTCTTATTTTCTGTAAGCTGTATAATATAATCTTCAATAGATTCAAAATGATATTTATTTTCTTTGAAAATTTCTACAATAAATTTACCATTTCTTTCAATTGATTTATACCGAGTCGGCTTTCTCTTATATACCTTCTCTATTGTATTTTTATTTTTAATTTTTAATAAAAATGTAGATAATTGAATGTCTTCAACCAATTCTTTTTTATTAGATTCCTCATTATATCTATACACTTCTATACCCTTATCAGCATCTTGAAAAGTAATCTTTCTATCATTAATATCATCTATAAGTTTTATCAAGGTAAATTCCTTTAATTGTTTTATATAACCCTTTAACCCCTTAATTTTAGTCATAATTTCATTTTCATCTTTATTTAAAAAACTATTCGTATCTACACTATAAATTTTCACTTGATTTTTTAACATGGTATACAACATTCCCCCTTAATCACTTTTTCAAACAACCAAAAAACCAAAAGATAAGTTCAAAACCGTTCTTTTTTATCCACCATCCTTTTATATTTTCATTCCGCTTTGCTCCATGAAAAATATAAAAGCCTAGCCGAAAAAAGAACCAAAAACGGCTTGCATATTATTTTTTTCGCTTCGCCATTTACAATCATCGTTAAAGTTGATATAATTAATATTTGGCAATTTTTTGGGTGTGAACCTCTTTAAAGAACATCACATCCAATTTCTTGCCAATCCAATCATGAAAATACTAATTTATAGATCATCCAATATTTTTTACCACGATATGGATTCTCTGTTCCATCTTCCAATTTTCTAGTCCAATCAATATTTTTATCGTTATTATCAATAATAAAAGGAATTCGTTCTTCTTTAAAACAACTATTCAAAGCCTCTGCACTTTTTAATAATTTTCCATTACGTTTGATATTAGCAGTTTTAGCTAATTCATGTTGATCATTCTTATATAATTTCTTACCAATGGCATTATTCAAATATTCTTCTAATGTTTTTTTCTTATAATCTTCATCAATTAGTCTATAATTAAAATAACCTTCATCATCAATGAATCCTAATAAATTAGCTAAATATTTACAATATCCATATTGCTTATAAGCTAACATCGTATCAATAGTAGCACCATCAACAAGACATTTAAAATACATTAATTCATTTACTTTATGTGTACTTTTATCATCTTCTTCTACAGTATCCGAATAAACTATATTATTGTAATCATTTTGTCGTGGATATTGTTCTATATATTCTTTAACTGTATGAGTTTTAAGATATTTAGCCTTGTCAATTTTAGTATTCAGTTGACGCTTCATTCCTCCTAATTGTTTATTTGTAATTGTTTTAATATATAAATATATTTTGTCATTTTCACTTTGTATTCTCTTTCTACCTATACATTGAATCAATACACCGAGATCCTTAACATCACAAACAATGTGCTTTACTTCTTCATCATTTATATTAACACCAGCATCCATACAAGTAGTAGTTATGAGTATTAATTTATCAAATCGTTCATTTTTAAGCATATTATCAATTTTTTCTACATCTACATATTTATAATGCTTATCCGATTTTCCACAATTAAACAAACAATATTTCTTATATTTTTTATATAGGTTATATGCTTTTGTTGCTGATTGTATAAAAAATATGCTTTTATCACCTTTCCGTATGGCTTCCTCTATAAACTTTTCTAATGTTTCATCCTTATTAAAAAAAGTTAAATTCTTAATAAAATCAAATTTAATTGGTAATTCATAATCTATCGTTTTTATTTTTTTAATTTCATTTATATAACCCTTCATGTAATCACCAGTAGCACTCATAAAAATCTTAACTTTATCATCTTGTGTAAGTATTAAATTCAATGATATATCAGTAGTTTTGTTGTAAGCTGCATCGCTCATAAAATAATGAAATTCATCACAAACTATATATTTATATTCAGAAAAATCGAAAATTTTCTTTTGATTATTATATAGACTTTCTAATTTTTGATATGTTCTTATATCTATTACATCTGTTTTTTTATCTTTTATTATTTCATCCTTAAACTGATCCACACAATTAACTCGATGTATTAAGAATAATATTTTTTCATTATTTTCTTTTGCTATTAAATATAATATATTTTTTACCCAATAACTCTTTCCCACTCCTGTACCTGCTTTTATAGTGATAACATCACCATCTGCAAAATTTCTAGCTGTATCTGTTGTAATTAGTTCACTTACTCTTTTCAATAAACATCCCCCTTAAACGCTCTTATAGAAATTGCTTTAATGTTTTTAGTTTCTTTTTCTTTAACTCATCTTTACTGTCATTGTCTACTTTTACTTCTACTATCTCATCTGAAAATTTAGATAAATCTATTGTAAAATCATCAGTATTCTTTTGTACCTCATTATCCCCTTTTGTATCAGTGGCTACCTTTTTATCATCAATTACCTTTTCAATCTCTTGGATATTACCTGCACCCTTTTGTACCTTTTTATTACTTAACTTTTTAGTATTATTTTTCATCTTATTATCACCTTTAGATACTATTTGCACCTTTTCGATACTATTAGTATCATTTTGTAACGATTGGATATTATTAGTTGCTAGTCGGTATATAGCTTCTTTTATAGCATCTTTCTCTGAATATGATTGAGAAAGATAGGCTTCTATTATCCTATCCTTCTCTTTATTATCATTTAATGTTATATAGATTCTTCTACTTGCCATCTATGCCACACTCCATGCAAGTTTACTTGCTTCATATGCTCCATATACATTTGAATTTAAAGCATCTTCATGAATTTTGTAACTAATAATTGAAGAAGGAAGTTTATTGATACACTCATCTAACATCAATGAAGTTCCACCAGTAAATATATTATGATATGTCTTAATGTTCACATAAGGCTTGATATAGTTTAGAATATCATTAAAAAACTCACCATACTGTTTCTGTGTTACTTTAATTGTTCCGTTCTTTATTAGTCTTGGAATATCTTCCTCTTTGTAGTCTTCACCTTTTGCTTGTTCTAAAACTCTTAACTTATTATAGAAGTCAAAAGCTCCAAATTTTACGGTTTGTAATAGTTGAATCTCTTGATCTACCATACAACAAATATTGATAGTCCTAGAACCTAAATCTAATATACATACATCTTTTTCTTGTTCTTCCTCATTTAAACTATAGAATGAAGCAAATCCTTCTGGTAATACCATCATTTCATTAATTTTAACGATCTTATCTATCCCATTGAATTTAAATGAAAACTCATTTCCTTTTAAATTGTCAATCATTTTTTGTTTATTGTCCATTTGTAAAGAAGGCAAAAGTAAAGTCAGATTTGTTTCAATAACATCTTCTCCTTCATTAGCTTTACATATTGCATATATCAATTGAGCCATATAGTCCCTTTCACATTTGTTAAATTCTCTACTCAGCTCTCCTATACCGATATATGTAATTCTTCCATCAATTTCTACTCTTTGCAAACCCTCTTGATAAGCCTGATAATCTGTGCTGATTCTACTACTGAAGTTCTCTTTATTTTCTCCATGTTGTCCAATATATTTGATATTCATATTTCCTAAATCTACAACTGTGATTTTCATTTCATTTTTAATATTTTCCATCTATAAATTCCCCCATTATCTTTTTATTTTTTTTGAATCTGTTGTATTCTCCGATTTTATAGTCTATACTATCTATAAATACATATTTTTAAGGGTACTAAGTGAGTGGTGAGAGACTCACCTAGTACAAGTACAATACATATTTTAGTGCAAAGGGCTTATGTAGATATAAGTCCTTTTTTCATTAAAAATCCACTTTTGAAACACATGGTGGTATTTTACTCCAATCAAATTTTTCTTTAACCTCAAGATTGATAATTTCACTTCTTCTTAAAACAATTCTGTCATTAATTTCTTCGGTTAAATCTCCAGTCTCCCAATCAGAATCAAAAAGTATAAATGTGAATGTTTCTGTGCCTTCTTCATGATTTACTTTATGAAAGGTAAAACTTCTATTCTTTTTTTGCTGTCCTTGCCTATAAATAACTCTATAATCATATTTTTCATTATTGCATTCTAAATTTTTTAATTGGTCAATTGTTTCAACCCAATCTTTATCATTCATTAAAGCTAATATCTTTTCTCCTTCTTTGTAATCCATATTTACATTTCCTCCTTTAATTCTGTAACTTCTTGCATTCCCTTTTCTGTTAATCTTCCTTCTATTGTTATAGCAGAAATAGTATCATGACCTTCAAAACGTGGATCTTCATGTAATATTATTTCTTCTCTAGATATTAAATTGTTTAATTTATCAAATATTCCTTGTACTTCATATTCATTATCAACTTTAAACTTGTATTTAAATGTACTACCCACACTTGATGCTCTCTTTAGTGATTTCAACAATCCTGCTTCTTTCATAATTGCTTCTTCTTGTACTAAATATCTATACAATTTCCCATAAAATTCTTCTGCTTCTATACTTCTATTACCGAAACCATCTATTGGTATTTGTAGTTCATGTATTTTTTCACTCACTGTTTCTATCATCTGATCTAAAGATAATCCATCTTCTTTCATTTCTTCAATCTCTTGATCTATTTCTCTTTGATCTTCTTTAGTTACATACATACTTCTTTTATAGTCTGCATGAGCATGTATTATCTTATTTGCACTACTAACAACATCTTTTAACAATTTTTCAATTGCATCTATACTCCCTGCATACTCTAAAAAATCATCAAATTCATTATCAGTTTCTCCTTTGTAGATATAATCAATAATACTCTCTGCTGTAATATTTGCATTACTATATCTGCGTAAATTTTCTACAAACTCCTTGTTTCCATCCATAGTTTCATTTTCACTTTCTTCATAAAACTTAAAAATCTTCTCGTATAGCTCACAAGCAATATCATCATCTTTCATATATTCTTTACAATCTTCTGCTGTTTTGCATCCAAATTCATTCATTGCCCATAACCCACATGCATCCCACGCAACATCTATTGCTTTGTTATTTACAACTCTATCCTTGTTAATAGCTGAAATATTCACTTGATTATCTGTACAATTTAGCATAAGAACTGCATCAACTATCGATCCTTGAATACCTTCAATCAACTCTCTAACTTCATTCGCATCGTCTGAGTTGTATGCTTTCATTACTCTTTCAATTTTTTCCTTAATCCAATCGATCTCTTTTTCAGTAAATTTCAAAATTCTTGTATTTTCCATAACATATATTCCTCCTTGTTTTCTCTCTAATAAAATTTCGATTTTACTTTCATGTTCCAATTTATTCTGATTCTGAATCTGATACATATATATCATGTACATCTAATAATTTATCTTATATCTTGCTTCTAATTTTATTTATAATGTCATCTGATATTTCTTTTGATAAACTATATTTTATACAGTTAATTTGACCATACCACTCTCTATAAACATCTGTATATTCTTGATAGAGATCATCTGCTTTTGTTATATCTTGAATTATTTCTTGAACTTTTTCGCATATAATATGAAATGTGTCTTCGACTGCTAATCTTTCATCTAAATCTAAATCCTTATTTAAGTCATAGTTTAGTTGTTATCTTCCCCATTCTTCACAATCTTTTTCTATAAATGTAATATTTATGTCCATCCTCAGCCCTCCTATTTCCAAAATTCTTCAATTTCATCTTTTAATACTAGAAAATCTTCGTCTGTCATTTCATTAAGTTTGTCAATCAATTTATCTGCATCAATGTCCCATTTTTCTGGTAATTCTTCAAATAAATCTAATCCTGATGCAATTTCAAACGGTATTTGAGTTGCATAATTTTTATTATCTAATAACACTCCATTCATCACATCAAATACTAAATTTTTTTCATTTTCATTAAGTTTTTTCATCTTATATTTCCCCCTAGTTTTTATTTTTTCTTACATATTGCATAATTGTTAAATATTTCTGCATCATGGTAAAAAAATATTTATGTACCTTGTGCTTTGCATAGTCTTATCATTCGCCTTCACCTCCTTAAAATAAAGCGATCTCTAATATCAATATTTCTCTATATAATGCTTTATTTAGTGTTGTAATAATTGTAAACCAAGCAAACTATCATATGCTAAACTTTTCCATTGTCCGTCTATCTTATCTTTCCACTTATACGAATCGATTGCATTTGTATCAATAGCAATTTCTCCGATAAATATAGTGGTTTCTTCATTAACCTTATTTTTATTTTCTATTTTCAACAATATCGGAATGTTACCCCACTCAATATCTTTTATTATTATTATGTTATATACATGTTCTAAATCATCATCATTAATAAACAAAACACCATTTGTATTCTCTTGATTAACAATATCCATTACATCAATAGCTTTTGTTTTTAATATTTCATGTTCTTTATCATCATTAATAAATTTAATAATAGGAAGGTATACTTCATTCCATCCACATTCGTTTGTAAAATCAAAAATATGTTTATTCATAAAATCAACGTTATTTTCAGATATTTCATTAACAAGTTCCGTTATTTTATTGTTGCTAACACTCAAAATATTCTCACTATTGATTTTTTTCATTATCTTTAAATGTTTTTGTATTAAAGAAAACATAATAAATTCTTGGCATTCTTCTTTTAAATAAAAGAACATATATGGATGTTTTCGATACATCAATTCAAAATATTCTATTACTTCTTTAATCTCATACAATTCTCTACTATCATTTCCGTATCCTGTTACAGTTACCAAAACGGATTGCATAAAAAATTTATTAAATAATATTTTTTGAGATACAATAATTTTATCTTCCTTTAGCATTTGATTAAATTCTCTAAAAATCAAATTCACTTTCTTAAAATTTTTCTTTTTTATTTCACTTTTTAATATTTCTAAATGCAATGGATTGTTTTCACTAATTTTCCATTTTTCATTTTTCTCCATTTTTTTAAATTCATTAAATGTCTTCATTTAATATTTCCCCCTGTTTTTTTGTCTCATATTACATAATTATTAAAATTTATAAATATTAAATATAGTGTGCTTTTCGAATACATCTTCCATTTTTTTCATGCTTTTTATAATTTCTTTTTGGTTTTTAATAACATTCCCTATGCATTGTACATTATAATATTTTAAATATTTATCATCTGAAATCAAAACATCATAAACAGATTTAATATTTACTATATCAGATCTTAAATTTCTAAATAATCCACAATCTAGCTCATCATCTATTTCAACACATATACTGGATGGTTTATTAAACCTTGAATTTTCTTCGCAATATAATATCTCCCATCCACCAATACCTAAATCTACTGCTCTTATATTTCCATATAAATTGAAATTTATATTAATTCTACTATCTATAAGATTAGTTATCTTATAATGTACAAATATATTAAACTTATATAGAAATTTTAATTCTTTTAAAAACTCTTCATAATCATTTTTCAAGAATTTTTTTAAATCACAATCAAGTTCTTTGTTAAGACAAAAGTATCCTCCAAGTTCTTCATCATAGAAATAGCGATTAGTAATAATACCTGAAAAACATCCAAATTCATCATCATACTTTTTAAAAAAAGTTTCACACATAATCAATTCCCCCTTTTAGTTTTTTATTCCTCAACAATCATCCCATTTTCAATCATATACTCCCTATTTTCTTCAACAATTTGTTCAATAGTTTCCATTGGAACTCCCATAGATGCAGCAACTTCTTCTATTGTAAATAGTTCTTGATCTTGGTTCGGGAATGGTATTACCTTTCCTTTGTCCATGTTCTCACCTCCTTTGACCTTCTATAGTTGCTTTTTCATGCGATTTTAACCCTATTCTCACACTCTTCTCTAATCATGCACACATCACAACTTAAACTTTGAATCTCTCCTGGGGTGGCTTCTCTAAACCAACCATCTACTAATTCATAGGTACTATAATCTTCATCCCACCGATAATCCTCACAATATTTGACGATCTTAGGCATTTCTGTTTCTTCATCCCATATCTGAAACAAACCTTCAAACATTTCGTCAATCTCATATGCTCCACTTGATGCATCTAAATCGTGCATATTTGCTATTCTAAAATTCATCCATTGTCTAGCTTCATTAATATCAAATGTTAAGTGTGGATAACAACATTCCTCATCGTTTATTATTTTGTGTCCAGTTTCATAGCGATATAATGTTCTCATCTTTTGTAATTCCCCCTTATATTTCTCACAACTATTTAAATTTTACAATTGTGTTAAACTTTTCCGTATAAGGTTAAAAAAATATTTACTTAAGTACCTTTTGCCGTAGCTACTCTCTTCATTAACTGCACCCCCTTTCTAAACTTAATATATTATTCAATTATTTATCATATTTTTTTGCAAGTTCTATAAATTCTTCTACAAATTCTTCTTGTCCAGGTTCACTTACCCAATCTGGTAATACATCATAATAATGAGATATGGCATCTATAGTATACCAAAACATTGTATCGTCTCCATTTTCCTGCAATAACAATGCTATTTGTTCAATTATTTTGAGATTAAAATCATCATCTACATGGCTTATAACAGATCTCATATCTTCTATAACCTTAGTTTTTTCAATTTCAAATTCTATATCATTAATTATATCTGTATTATATATAGGCTTTTGAACTATATCAGCATTTTCTCCAATTATTAGTTGCATATCATATCCTATAATTTCAGGTTTTAATTCTCTCTTTAACTTTTCTTTTTGAATAACTAGTTTATCAATCTCATCTATTTCCTTTTGAAAATATTCTTCTTCAATACCAAACATTTCCGATAATGTGGGTAGATGTTTTTTAGATACCTTTTGTTTTCCTTTAATCCACAAATTGATATTTTGTTTTTTTATTCCTAGTTTTTCTGCTAATTCTTGATGTTGTACATTATAAAGATTTAAAATATATTCAAGCCCTATCATTTTTATACCTCCACATTGTTTGAGTAAATATTGTTCTAGTAAATATTGTTTAAAACAATATTACCATGTGTAAGGTATGCTTGTCAATTTAATTTTGGAATAAATATCCTTTTCTTTGATTTTTAGATTAAATAAAAGAAGATTAGATTTACAATAAATTCTTCTTATTAATCCTTTTAACTACTAAACACTATTTCAAAAAGCTCTTCTTGTTCTTCTTTATTCATATTTTCAATTTTATTTTGAAGTTGATCTGTCCACTCTTGTCTACTATCTTCTAAAATATTAAATTCTTCTTCTGTAATATTGAATTTTTCTAAAACTAAGTCATAAATAGTCTTTTTGTTGATATAATCTTCTAGCTTAGATTGTTTGCTTAATAAATATTCTTCTATAATTAGTAATTCATCTAAATATTGCTTCAATTCGTTTCTATAATGTAACCAATTAGTGTTAACAACTGTATTAATAACTCTCGTTTTCATTTTGATTAAATGCCTAATTTGTAAATCATTTGTAACTTCTCTCCACTCACCATCATGTTCAATATTTTTTAAATCTTCTGACCAATTTTCAATTTTAATAAAAGAATACAGCTTTTTGTTTTTTATTTTTATTTCTCCACCCAATAAATCCTGTGCTTCTGCTTTAATTTTAAATTTTTTTATTTCTTCATTATCTTTTTCACTAAGTTCATCCATCAACAAATACGATTTTGGAATTTCAAAAACTTCAGACAACTGATTCAACCTTTCTTCAGTAACATTAATTACACCATTTTCCATTTGTGATAATGCCTGTCTAGTTATTTTATAACCATGTTCTTCAAATTGTTTTGCTAAGTTCGATAATGATATTCCAAATATTTTTCGTATCTCTTTTAGATTTTTCATTTTTTTCAACCACCTAACCATTTCAAACTATATTTTTTATCATTATTATATAGTTTGCTTTACAAATTGTAAAGTAGGTATATTTGTATTATATACTTCACTTTACAATTTGTAAAGTGGGATTTTGAAAATTTTTCTATTTCATTATTTTATTGATGTCACATACTTGAATTATAGCTTTAATATACACCATGAACTCCTTTGTAGTACCTGAAAAAGCTAATGCCCTCATTCTCCATACACCTCTTTTCTCAATTGCTCTATCCATTCTTCATTTTCCTTTAGTTTTTGCTGTAATTTTTCTATACGTTCTACTTTTTCTTTAAGTGCAGATGCATATGTTCTATTTGGATCAATTTTAGGTGCAATTACTACATCGCCTTCTTCTTGTAATCTTTGTTTCCAAAAATCTGCACTCTTTTTTGATTCTGCTATGTCATATTCAATATAACAATTCAAGTCTATCAACTTCATGATCATTTTTGTTTTGTCCATCTGCTCACCTCCTGTTTAATATTAGTATATCGTTCAATAACCTATTCGTCAATACCCTATTGAAAAATATTTCAAGCTCTTTTATACTAGTTATAGGAGGGGAACTAATATGAAAATATTGCGTGTGAAAACGGAAAATATACAAAACATAATGAATAATAAAAACATCTCTCTATATAAATTGGAAAAAGAAACTGGTACATCTGCAAATAATATAAAAAATTGGATGCATAATAAAACAAAAAATTGTAACTATGAAGTTGTTGGGAGAATATGCACTGTATTAGAAATAGATGATATGAATGATATACTAGAAATAACACCCAAAGAGTAGATTTAATATCTACTCTTTATTCAATTTGTTAGCTTGTCCACCTGCTCACCTAAAAATATCCCTTTCACTAACTATTTTTGTCCACTTTAATATTAATTTTCTTAAAAACAAAAAAGACGATAAAACAAGAACACACATAAAAAATTTCATCTAAAAGAAACCTCAAAATAACGCTTTGACATTAATGTTCAAAACATCATTCTTAGTTCCATATTCCCTTTACTTAGATGTAATTTAATTTTTTATGTATTCTTGTTTTACCGCCTTTGCGATAGAACGAAATAACTATTTATTATATAATTGTAAATATTATTCTAATAATGTATTTATCTTCCAACAAGTTAAATATTACTACTATCTCATGTAAAAGTCAATCATTTTTTATAAATTTTTTTATAAACTCTAATATTTTTCTTTCATATCTAATAAGAGTGGCTTCATATCTTTATTAAATTTTAATGTAATTTCACCATGATTGTATTCGCAACTACTTATCAACTTATATTTCTTCCATTTTTTTGATCCTTGGTTTACCCTTAAAAAACACATCATCAAATTATCGGTAATCAAATCTATATCTCTATATAATTGTTTTATATCACTATTTGATTTTTCTGCATATTCAGATAGTTTAAATTTAATACTATTAAAATCTTCATCATCTGGGTTTATTCTACTAATAGCATATAAATAAATTTTCTGCTCTTGCAACTCAAGTTTATATTTTGCTTCAACTAGTTTATTACTCATCCTTATTTGTTCTTGTTTTTCTCTATCTATGATCATTTGTAATCATCTCTCCTAGCACTCAGTTCCTAAGACTATTATAACATTTCAAAAAACATCTCAAAACCCTAAATTATATTGATATTTAGTCCAAGTTTCTAGATATCTAGTCCCAAGATATTGATATTGAAGCCAAAATTTTATTATTTTTATTGATATCTAATCCCATTTTTTAATTATCTAGTCCGAAATATCTATACATATAGTCTAAAATACAATATTTTCGCTTATATTTTCTAGATATTCAGTCCCAAAATTTATAATAGTCGCTATTAACGGCAAAATCACACCCAAAGGGGGACAAAAACAATTGTTAAAGTGGCATACGTTAATAGAAATGCCACCGTTAGGATAGTTTTTTACGACCTATAGATAGTTTATATCCTTCGAACTTAACAGATATTATTAATATGGATAGTTTTTTACGACCAATGGATAGAAATAAAGTGGCTTAAAAAATCCTCATAGAGTCATTTTAGATGAATAAATAAGACACTATCATCATTGATTTAATTTTTTATTAACGACAAGTTCACACCTTATCCAAGACAAAAACACACCCTATTACTTAATTTTGAGTACACTAAATACACCTTTTCAATATACTTTTTGAAAAAGTTTTTAAATACCCTTGAAAAATTCACTAACTTTGATAAAATTATTTTAACAACATCTTTTCTAGTTCCTCTTTGGAATATAAAGATGTACGTTGGAAAAAGTTATGAAATTTGTTATTTTTAGAGAATCTACTGTTTGCGGCAGTAGATTTTTTCTTTTGTTGAGATTGAGGTGGGTAGTGACCACCTTGGACATTACTATTGTCGTTTGCTACACTAGCAATTAAGTGTAATTGTGCTTTTATATTGATACATAACGTGTTTAAATATGATTTAAGGTTATTTACTATAGTCCCATGTTTTACGGCTTTCTTTAAGCATTGTACGGCTTTTTTAACTATATCTATAGAATACTTTTCTTCTAGTTGTTTCTTAATAGATTCTACGTCTATAGTTTTCTCTACAATCACACTCTTATCAGTATTAGATAGTTTCGGCTCACCTGCTTGACTAGATTCATTATTTTTTTGAACTAGGTGTGTAAAAAAATATTGGTTTATATCGAATGCTTTTTTAATTGGATTATAATTAGTACGTTTTATAATAACTTTTTTCTCTACTAACTTATTTATATATTTGAGGGCAGTATTTTTAGATACTCCCATTTCTTCTGAAATACGTCTAGCTCCTACTTTTGCAATTTGAGTTCTAAAATTAACAAATTTCTTGATTGCTATGTAGCAGGTTATTTCTAGACCTGCTAGTTTATCGAGTACAGTATTATCTATTGAGGTGTACATTATTTTCTGCCCCCTTTCTTGTTTAAAGTAACAAGGGGACTATTTATACCACCATCTTTTATTATTTCGTCTTGTGATAAACTTTGTAAGTAAATTTGCGTCACTTTTAAATCTGAGTGTCCGAGAAGTTTAGAAATTGTCATAATATTATTAAATTTAAGCATTTGACATGCCCAAAAATGTCTGGCTGTGTGAGGTGAACATCTTATTTGTTTTCTTACATTAGCTTTTTTTCCTGCTATTGTAAAAATCCTTTCCATAGCCTCTACAGTTAAAGGTCTTCCTGTTCTACTTAGAAAATAATTATTATATTCTAATTCTTTTCCCATGAAATATATCTTTTTCCACTTCTCATATTTTTTCATTTCTTTTTTTAATTTTATTGACATTGATACAAAACGTTCTTTTTTCCCTTTTCCATAAATGTAAATTCTATCATCTTGAATATGATCATTTTGTATATTGCAACATTCAGTATTTCTTATACCTGTATCGAAAAATGTAGCCAAAATACATCTATTACGAGAGTTTAAATAATTATCATGTTTGTATACTTCTAACATTTTTTTTACTTCTTCTTCATTAAAAGTTTCTATTACTTTTTTTGTATCTTTTACATTAGATACTTTGTCAATTATGTTGTTTACTACATATTCCTCTTCTTCACAAAATTTAAAAAAGGATCTTAATGTCTTGATGATTGTATTGACATATCTTGTGCTTTGTTCATTCTCTAATTTTTCAGATATAAATTTTTTTACATGCACAGATTTAATTCTGCTTACTTTCTCAATTCCAAATTCTTCATTGCAGTAATTAAGAAAAAACAAAGTATTATTTCTATAACTTTTTAATGTCTTTTTAGTTAATCCTTTCGCTTCACAATCTAGTAAAAAATCTTCAAGTTCTATTAACATAAAAAACACACCTTCCTTAGTTTTTTAGTTAACTAAATAAAAGGTGTGTTCATCATTAATCACATGACATGAAGTATGCTATATGTTCAAAACGTCTATAACCGTTCAAATATCAACATTTATTCCATATCCCAGTTGTGATACACATTTTGCACATCATCATCTTCTTCAAGCATATCAATCATTTTAGTCATAGCTTTTATTTGTTCTTCATCATTAAGTTCTACCATAGTTTGAGGAATCATATTTACAT